ATCCGAAAAAGTAACCATCGAACAAGAAATTGCTTTATTGAATGGACCAGAATAAATTTGATCGATTATTCCCGCGAGCCTTCGTTCCGGGAATAATCGAACCGTTTATGCATAAAGGAGAATGGGCAATACATGACGTGTTGCCTTTTCTTTTATCAGATCATAAAAAAGCGGATATAACAATAGCAACATTCAGTATCAGTGAAGAAAGTTTGAGACCTTTGTTTTTTTTAGTCGAAGAAAAAAAAATAAAGAGCTTGACATTACTTCTTGATATGACGGTGAAACGTCACAAGTTAGATATGTTGTTGTTTGCAGCCAATATGACCACTAATATTCGCATCAATAGCAACCATGCAAAAATTTTATTAGTGGAAGCAGAAGATTTTAAGTTTGGTATTGTCGGATCAGCAAATCTAAATGAGAATCATCGATGGGAATCCGGCTTTTATTTTACAGATATTTCTATTTTTGAATATTTCAAAAAAGAGTTTGAAAAAGCTTATAACGAATCAATACCATTTGAATGGACTTAACAGAAGAACAATTGAATGAATTGGAAGAAATGGCGGCGGCTTTAATGCCACCTTCAGACATTGCTTTTTTAATTCACATACCGATCCAAGAGAGGGAGTTGTTTTGTGAAATGTGTAAAAATCATGTCAATAGTCAACTGTTTGAATATTATCAACGTGGAAAACTACGTACCAAATATGAATTAAGAAAAACTGTAATTAAGTTGGCAAAGGCCGGAAGCCCGGCAGCAGAACCAATTGCAGAAAAGTTCATGTTAGAACAATCACAAAAAGAGTAATCCATGGCCAAAGAAATGTCAGTCTATGATAAAATTGAACAACATCTCTTCAAATCAAATGTTGAAGCTTTGTCAGCCTTGACAGAGCGTGAAAATAAAATTAGGCAACGAATCATGTTGTGTGTGTCAAAGGTACTTGATAATCCATTAATTCCCGACAAAGAAATTGTAACGTATCTCATAGGAGGATGTGGTGGTGTAACAGAACCAATTTCACAAACACAAGCCTATCGCGATGTAGCTGCACTTTATAAAATAGTCGGTAATATCAAATTGTCGTCAAAAGAATGGTATAGATACATGATCATTGAAGGCGCAAAAGAAGGATTTAAAATAGCGAAAGATGCAAAGGATTCAAAGGGAATGGCAGCTAACTTAGATAAGATCGGTAAATATACACGTTCAGACAAAGATGATGAAATTTTTGATTGGAGTCAGATGATTCCACCGAATTGGGAACCAACAGATGATATATCGGTCCTTGATGGAATGGAACCAATACCAAACTTAGAAGAACATCGGAAAGAATTCCGTGCTTTATTTAAAGGCAAAATATTAGAAAATGCATCGGACGCAATAGAAGTAAATGAATGATCAGGAAATAAATAGTAAAATTAATTCGCTTCATGCGAAGGAACTTACTGCAAAAAAATTCTTTAACCGTGCTCAACGTGCAGCAATGATTGTCAGTGCTCACGAGGAAAGAATTGTTGCCGCTCGTGGTACCGGTAAATCAGAAGGAATTGATGCCCGTTTTATTCTTCAACGAGTATGGGCAATGCCAGGTAGTACAGGTGCTCTTATTTCACCAACTTATGCAAAAGCATGGGGAAATACCCTGCCGGCAATTTGCCATGCATTGGTACAATGGGGATATATTGAAGGAGTTCATTATTTTGTTGGTCGTCGTGCTCCATCTAATCTGAATTTTAAACAACCAAAACGACCTCCATTAAGAGATGCCTGGAATAATTGCTTCCATTTTTGGAACGGCACTATCATGATTGTGCTATCATTTAATCAGGGAATGTCAGCCAATTCGATGTCACTCGACTGGATCATTGGACCGGAAGCAAAGTTTCTAAGTTATGATAAAATAAAATCGGAAGTAAATCCGGCTAACCGTGGCAATAAACAATATTTCGATTCTAATCCGTGGCATCATTCTACCTTGTATTCAACCGATATGCCTACTTCAAAAATGGGACGTTGGATATTGGAAGAAGAAAATAAAATGTCTGTTGATCATATCAATTACATACGCAATCTTTACAAGGAAGTAAAACGCTATGAAAGCCTACCCGAACAAACGGAATATGTGATTCGACATGCAAAAGAGTTAAGAAAGGATCTTGATCTTGCAAGACGTTATCAAAAGCCGAAAGTTCCAGTAAAAGGAAAAGATAAAGAATATACGGTTTTCTATGCTGAATACGATGTATTTGATAACCTCGAAGTTCTGGGAGAAGATTTTATTTGGCAAATGTATCGAGATAGCCCTCCCTTAATTTGGCGAACAGCATTCTTAAACGAACGACTATTCAAAGTAGCTAATGGCTTCTATTCTGCATTGGATGATAATATACATTTCTATCTACCTCCAGACAATGGAAGACTAACTGCATTAGGGAATGATTGGAAAAAATTAACCATATCCTCTTGTTTAGGAGATGGAGATGTTGACTTTACTAAACCCATCCACATTGCATTCGATTCAAATGCTGCCATATCATCATGTGCAGTTGGACAGGTTGTTGGGAATGAATTAAGAACAATCCATTCTTTCTTTGTTAAGACACCAAGGAAGTTGCAAGACTTGTGTCAAGTAGTATGTGATTATTATGCGCCAAAAATTAATAAAGAAGTAGTATTTTATTACGATCATACTTTTGTATGGACTTCTGGCAATAATCCGGAAAGTTATGCTGAAACAATTATAAGAGTATTCAACGCAAATAAATATAATATTACAGGAGTATATATTGGTCAGGCCCCACGGCACGATTGGAAACATCTTCAAATAGACCTTGCACTTAAAGGGGATCCTTCATTGTTATTCCCAACATTCAATCTAATTCATAATGAATACCTAAAGATTGCAATGGAACAAACAGGAATACGACAAGGCAAGAATGGGTTTGAGAAGGATAAAACACCCGAAGGAACACCGGACACACCTGATTCACCAGACGAATATAAAACACACATCACTGATGCGTGGGACACACTTTTTACAGGCACTAACTTCTATTTCGTTGAACCTTCTAAATCTACAGGCGGAGCTATCTTTATTTAAAATCTTTTGAACTGAAATCATAGGATTGTCAGAGTTTTTGTTGTCACTTTCGTGTGACTTTTGCCGTGTTCATTCAGTCATTTCGCAAAGCTCCATTCCTTCATTCACACCGCATCGCCACCGCTCGCAAGCGCTTCCTTCATTCGTTCGTTTCGCTCCATTCGCTCATTACGTCCAGCCCTTGCCTTTCCCAACGCACTCGTTCCATAACAAAAACTCTTCCAGATTTTTCAAAATGTTTTTTTAAGGTATTACATGTGCGATCTTTTTGAGGAGGGCATAGCAGCTGATTTTAATATTTGCCTATGATATAACCCATAGGTATCACATGTGCGATCTTTTTGAGGAGGGCGCAACAGTTAAATTTAACATTTGCCCATCTCGCACCAGCATATTACGTTATTTTTTTTGCTGCGTTCGCAAAAATTCCTGAGGGCGGTGCGTGCTCTCCGAGGGGAGTAAGGGGAATTTATTCCCCTTACAAATCCCTTTTTTGTCTGTTAATCAATCTTTTGAATTAATAACAATGATTATTTTAATTGAAAGGTTTGATATTTTAGAATTTGTATTTTTTGAACAAAAACAGGTTTTCAAAAATCAGAAAATAAATACGCAAATAAAAATTGATCTATAAAAATGAACCCGCATAAGTGTTAAATAGTCTAAAAAAAGAGCACAAAAAAAGATCATTTTGCCTAAATGCGCCCAATTGCTCAATATTTTTATTTTACATTGCGTAACTACTTGATTATTTGTGTGTTATAAGGCGTTTTTATGTGTTAAATAACAATAAAATAATGTACACTGAGTACACTTTTCGTTTTTGTGTTGTATCTTTACATCATCAATAAAGAACAAAACAAACAATTAAAACAATAACACAATGAAAACTTTAAAAGCAACCCCGAAACAAATGGAAAGAGCCGAAAAGGCTTACAAAAAATTTTTACATTTCAAATCAATTCATGATTTTGATATTGATAGAATAGGTTTAGAAAATGCACAAAAATTTTTGAGCTGGCACAATGGTGACATTAGCGAAATTCTTAACGGAAACGAGGAAGTTGAAAGAAGATGGAGAGAGTTTTTTATAGGCGTTGAGATAAAGAGAGCAGAACGCAATAAAGCAAGAAGAGCCGAATTAAGAGCCAAAAAAATGGGAAGATCAACGAATTTATGAATATGTGATTTTATTTATATTAATAATAAACCAATTAAAAATTACGAAAATGAAAACGGAAAAATTGAACAAAACAAATTTAGATTCAAAATGTAATTTTGAAGAAATTGAAAACTTTTTAGGGGTTGAAATTGAAAGCGTATATACTTTTAAATCTGATTATAAAGGCGTTGGAATAGCACCGGGTAGCGTGATTTCCGAAAATAGTTATCCTTGTTATCATTTTAGACCGTTTACAATGATTAACCGGAATTACAAATTTGACTTTGAAACGGGCATTTTGACATTGGAAGGGCGAGATAAATGGCAGAGAAAATTTTCAAAAAAAATGTTTCAACTTGAAAAAGTGGGATATAAACTAAAAACCACACATAAACCAGAGGGTTATATTTGGGGAAATGCAAAAGAAATAAATAACTAAAAAATTACGACAATGGAAGCAAGAGAAATTTCAAAAAATGATTTTCGTTTTAGAAACGAGGGGAGCGGGTTTTATTCGGTTTTCTATTTTTGTCCTGAGAGTAAAAAAAGCTGGTGGACTGTTATACATGATAGAACTTTGATTAATGCAACAATATGCAACGAAGAGCCAGAACAGAGAGATTTATTAAAATTAAAAGAAATAGCAAAAAAAGGAATTCGTTCGGCTAATTAGTATACTAATAACATAAAATCAAATAAGATGAAAAAGCAAACAGTTATAGCCTCTTCGACAACAAAAGAAGATATAATATATTTAATTAACAAATATTGGTATTCAAAAAACTACACTGTAAACTTTGACACCGGCGAAATAATTGGTTTAAAGGGTATAATGCAAGGGGTTAGAGTTCGAGAAAAAAAAGGGCGGTATCAATTCATAAAAGAAAGCAATAATAATATAATTAAAACACACAAAGATGAATACTTATTTTAAATACTATCCGAATGTTTTCCTTGCAAAATGCGAGGAAAAACATGAAAAAGGCGAAACGATTAAAGTAGCCACAAAATACGGCGTTGAACATGATTGTATAGTTTTCAATCAAATTGGCAAAAAAGAAGGGTTTTTCTATTATTCAATTGTGCGGGCTGATGGGTTTAATCATCAAGAACGAGCAAGAAGAAGAGCCGAAAGGTTGCATGCAGCTTCGTACAATGCAATAAAAAAATCCGATTCATATTATCATGCAGCGCAAGGAGCAACGGCAAGTATCGTATTTGGTCAACCTATTTTAATAGGCCACTATAGCGAAAAAAGCCACCGCCGGGCAATTGAAAGGAGTAACAACGCAATGAAAAAGAGCGTAGAAACACAAGAACAGGCGAAAAACTATGAAACCCGCGCGAAATTTTGGGAGCAAAAGGCAAATAAAATCGATTTATCAATACCGGAAAGCTTAGAATTTTATCAATTTGAACTTGAAAAGGCAAAAGCCAAACACGAAGGTTTAAAAAATGGAACGATTAAAAAAGAGCATTCTTTTTCATTGACATATGCAAAAAAAGAAGTTAATGAACTCGAAACCAAACTAAAAATCGCCAAAAGGTTATGGGCATAAATGAAAATATACACTTTGATTATCAAGCTCTTGCACGTGTTAAATATATGTGCAGGGGCTTTTTTGTGCGGCCTCCTTTCTTTTGAATGCGCCAAAAAGAAAGGAGCAAAG